AGCCGACGCCGGAGCCTGAAGCAACGCCGGACGTGCCGCCGGAGGACAAGGGCGAAGAGCCTTTGTTTGCCGGATTTACCGAAGCCCAGCTAAAGAACTTACTCGAAAAGGCCACTCGGGTTGAGTCTCTGGAGAAAGAGCTTCGCAAGACGCACGGAAAAATTGGCGAACTGAACGGAACTCTGCAAGAGATTCGCGGCAAAAAGGAAACGCCGACGCACGAAGCGCCCGCAATCCAGAAGACCGACGAAGACCTGACCGATTGGGAGCGGGAATACCCCGAACTCGCGGCCATTGCTGAAAAGCGCGCAGAGCGAATTGTCGAGGAACGCATCAAGGCAATTCCGCAAGTCCAGCAGATCAGTCAAGAAGACATTTCCGCAGCCGTCCAGCGCGAAACGCAACTGGCGCTCATTAGCCAGCAGCACAGCGACTGGCAAGACGTTGTGACTTCACAGGATTTCAGCCTGTGGATCGCGACTCAGCCGGAAGACGTGCAGCAAGCCTATTCAACAACTGATCGCGCGCAGGTTCTTGGCGGTGTCATTTCCGGTTTCAAAGACTGGAAGAAGAGCACCCAAGACCGCAGCGCAAAGAACAAACAGAGGCTGGAGCAGGCGCTTACGCCTGGCGGTGGAAGCAAAGTAACTACCGCCCACTCCGCCGAAGATGAATTTGTCGCGGGTTTCTATTCAGCTCGCGGTCGATAAGGAGTAACCAAAATGTCCGTTTATAGCTATGGCAACCCCGCCGGCCGGATTAATAAGCTCAAGGGTGAGATTCTCAGTCACTCGATCCCCGTCGAAACGCTGGGCATCACCGGCATGCAGCGCCAGATTCCGGCCAACAAGGGCAAGACCGTTGTTTATCGTCGGTATCTGCCCTACGGCGGTTCGCTGACCAACTTCAACACCATCAACCGCTGGAACGTCGATTCCGCCGCGCACGTACTGGCCGAAGGCGTCACCCCGACTGCCGACTCGCTGACCCCGCAGGACATCACCGTCACGCTCAACCAGTACGGCTGCCTGTACCAAGTGACCGACCAGACCGTTGATACCTACGAGGACGACGTTCCGGCGGAAATGAAGAAGCAGTGCGGCGAGCGTGTCGGCCTGATTCGCGAAATGGTGCGCTACGGCGTCATCAAGTCCGGCGCCAACGCCTACTACTCCGGCGGTTCTTCGCGTGCGACGGTTGCGGCCAAACTGACCCTGACCATGCTTCGCAAGGCCAGCCGGAACATTCAGGCCAACCACGCCAAGCGCATCACCTCGATCCTTGCCCCGACGCCGAACATTGGCACCAAGCCGGTCGAAGCCGCCTATCTGGTGTTCTGCCACACCGACGTTGAACAGGACGTTCGCGACATCGCCGGCTTCACTCCGGTTGCGGCTTACGGCTCCCGCAAGCCGATGCACGACCAGGAAATTGGCAGCGTCGAAAACTTCCGCTTCATCACCTCGCCCGAACTCAATCCCTACATCAACGCCGGCGTAGCGGTGGGCGCCACCGGCCTGTATTCGACCGGCGGCTCGAACGTCGATGTGTATCCCGTGATCGTGTGCGGCGAAGACGCATGGGGCCAAGTGGCGTTGCGCGGTGGCGACTCGCTCGATCCGACGTGGATTCCGCCCGGCGAGAAAACCAAGTCCGACCCGCTGGGGCAGCGTGGTTTTGTTGGCGCCAAGTTCTATATGAACTGCACGGTGCTGAATGACGGATGGATGGCGATCATCGAAGCCGGCATCACCGCCCTGTAAGTGACCTAATCGGGCGGCTTAGGTCGCCCGGTCTTCCAAGATTGGAGAAGCATTATGGCTGACAACATCGCGGGCCAAACCAGCGCCAGCAGCAACGACCAACTGACCAACGGAACCACCCAAGGTTCTGTCGTCTATGACGCCACGACCATCGTCGCAGCCGATTCGACGCGCGTTTTCACCGGCTTCAAGCCGCGATACGTGCGCTGGGAAAACGCCACCGACCGCATCTGCGTTGAATGGTTTGAAGGCATGGCAGCGAACACCAGCATCAAGACCGCTGCCGCCGGCACTCGCACGCTCGAAACCACGAACGGCGGCATCACTGTCGATTCGCAGGGCTTCCGTGTGCTGCAAAACGCCACGCTGGGCGCAATCGCTGCAAGCAAAACCTGCTACTGGTTCGCCCGGTAATTAACAACGGGGCTGCCTTTGTGGTGGCCCCGCACAAAGGATAAACAGCATGGCACGTCCGCGCCTCGATACCACGAACGAATACTTGGGTAAGGCCGATGAATTTTCGATCAACGACATCGGCAACGGCCCGCCCGACATTGAAGTCATTGATCGTGTTTTGCCCGACGATTACGCCGAAATCGAGAAGTTCATGCAGGAACCGGTGACGATCATGATTCACGAATCGACCGATCCGAACGACGTTGATCTGGTCGAAGTCGGCGTGAATGGTCGGCATCAGTTCTTCATGCGCGGCAACCCGCAAATCGTGCGCCGCTGCTACGTCGAGCGCCTGGCACGGATGAAGAAAACCAGCTTCTCGCAAAACCTTGACGAGCGGCTTGGCGAGCACATGAACACAATGCGCCCGCACCACGCGCTGCGCTTTCCGTTCTCCGTGATCGAAGACAAGAACCCGAAGGGCTCGCCCTGGCTGCGTAACCTGCTGGCCGAGCGGGTGTAACCATGACGCTTGCGGAATTGCGGGCACTTTTTCGGGAAGAGGCGGGCGACACGGCAGAGCCGTTTCTGTGGCCGAACTTGATCCTGAATCTCTACGCTAACGAGGCTCAAACCGAAGCCTGCCGGCGTGGGCACCTGCTGCGCGATTCTGTGACGACTGCAATCTGTCAGCTTGCGGTGACTGCGGGCGATCCCATCGTAGAACTTGACCCGCGCATTCTGGACATTCAGCGGATGCGCCTCGCCAGCCAGTTCATCCAGCTTCGCGGAATCTCCGTGCAGGAAATGGACGATTCGATTCCCGGATGGGAAAACCAGACCGGGCTTCCGTGGCGAGGCGTGACGGATTACCAGTCCAACGCAATCCGGCTGTGGCCGTCACCGGCTGCGAATGACGTGCTGAAGCTGTCAGTCATTCGCCTGCCGCTTGTAGATATGGTGGCCGACACCGACGAGCCGGAAATTCGCAAAGAGTATCACCCTCAGTTAGTGCAGTGGATGCTTCACCGGGCCTACGCAAAGCAGGATTCGGAAGTGTTCGACGCGAACAAATCTCAAACCGCACTGGCGAACTTTGAAAAAGAGTTCGGCTCTCGGTCCAGCGCACGCAATGCAGCGTGGCGGGCTGAAAGACAGCTCCAGTTTGCCCCGCCGATTGCATAGGAAAGATCATGGATAAATTGGGACGGCTGGAAGTCGAACAGCTCAAAGTTACGAGCACCACCCCGCCGGCAGACAGCGGGTTTTACAAGATTGATGAAACCACGATGGGCGTGGTGGGTGATCTGAAGTTCCGGCACCCGAAGACCGGGGCCATGTCGTCGGCGCTGACGGTTACAAGCAACTCGGATTCGGGGGTTGGAAATAGATGGGACGTGCCAGGGATCAGTGCGGCAGGGCATGTCGTGTTTTCGGCGCTGCCCATACTTGTCAATCATCTCCCCGCCACAGGCAATACGTATTCGAGATCTGCATACCCAGCACTGGCGCAGCGCCTCGGGCGCGTTGCGAATGGGCTGTCTACGTTTGTGGCCCGCACGAGTGCGGCGGATAACTCATGGGTCAGTGTTTGCTGGTCTCCCGAGCTATCTCTATTTGTTGCAGTAGCAAATTCTGGCACAGGTAATCGAGTGATGACCTCGCCGGATGGCATCACTTGGACATCTCGCACGAGTGCATCAGATAACGGCTGGCGCCGCGTTTGCTGGTCTCCCGAGCTATCTCTATTTGCAGCCGTTGCCGAGACGGGCACCGGCAACCGCGTGATGACCTCTCCGGATGGTATCAACTGGACATCTCGCACGAGTGCGGCAGATAACGGTTGGCGAACGGTGCACTGGGCGCCATCCTTGCGCTTATTTGCCGCATTTGCAACTTCGGGCACCGGCAACCGCGTGATGACCTCGCCTGACGGTATCAACTGGACATCTCGCACGAGCGCGGCGGATAATTTTTGGGTCGGAAGTTGTTGGTCGCCCGAGCTGTGCATGTTTGTCACAGTCTCGTACTCGGGCACCGGAAATCGCGTGATGACAGCTTACGGCTGCACTTACAACCCGATCACCGATTTTGCGGTCCCGAAAATCACGCCGCCGGCCGGCTGCTACGCTCACATCCTCGCGGGGTAATTGACAATGATTGCATACCAGATCAAGCAAAACGGCGTCTGGACGGGCGCTTTGATGGCTGTCACTCCGGCGGATGGGCTGGGTGCTGGCTGGGTCCGTGCCGATGAACCGCCCGAGCTGATGGCGGGACAGGTAGCGATTTTTGCAGGAGACGCATGGCTTGTTGCTGACGATGAGCCGCCGATTGCGCAGGCTGTGCCGGTCGAAGTCACTATGCGACAGGCTCGCCTTGCTTTGCACGCCGCCGGCAAGCTGACCGCCGTCAATGCCGCAATCAACGCGCTGGATGACCCGCCAAAAACCGCCGCGCTCATCGAGTGGGAATACAGCAATTCCGTGCGCCGTGACTCTCAGTTCGTGGCGCTGCTCGGCCCGGCGCTGGGCCTCGACGCTGCGGGGCTCGATGCGCTGTTCATCGCCGCCGCGAAGCTGG